TCGCCCCCATGCGGCAGGATTCGCGGTAGTAGGTCGCATAGGCATTGAGCGCCTTGACCTTGACGCCGTAGCGGTCGGCAACGCCCTTGGCAATGGCGCGTTCCAGGCGCAGGCCCCAGTCGGTACGTTCGTTCGATAGGTCGGCAGGCGGAATCAGTTCCTTCTTCCTGACGGCCAGTTCAAACGGCGTGGTATACGGAGACAGCCCGAACAAAGCAGCCGACTCCGTTGAGCTGATACAACGATGACGCAAGGCCAGCCATTCCTTGCGGTCTTTGGGATAGTGCAGCATAAACCCTCACTTGATTAAACCTCGCGAGCAGTATAGGCTGGGTCTACATATGACGCAAGTAATACTTCGCTCCTACCAAGAGTCTGCCATCACGGAAACTCGCGCCGCCTTCCGCCAGTCGCAATCCGTGCTGCTGGTAGCGCCCACGGGGAGCGGCAAGACCGTGATGTTCAGCTACATTGCGCACAGTGCCGTATCCAAGGGCAAGCGCATCTGGATCATGGCGCACCGCGTCGAACTGGTGGATCAGATATCCGAGACGCTGAAACGCTTCAACGTCGCGCACGGCTTCATTGCTGCCGGCTACCCACGCGCACCGCGTATGCATGTGCAGGTATGCAGCGTGCAGACGCTGATACGCCGGATGCCGGAGAACCTTCCGCCCGACCTCATCATCATCGACGAGGCGCACCATGCGACGCTGGCGAACACTATCGGACGCATCCTGGCCGCATACCCTAATGCACTGCGCCTCGGAGTCACCGCCACGCCAACAAGGCTGTCAGGCGAGGGGCTGGGAGACGTATTCCAGACGATGGTACTCGGCCCCACCACGCAGCAGCTCATAGAGCTAGGTGCATTGTCGCCAGTCACGGTGTATGCTCCGCCTACAGTTGACTTGTCGGCGCTGCACATACGGGCCGGGGACTTCGTGACATCGGAAGCCGCTGAAGCAATGGACAAGCCGAAGATCACGGGCGATGCCGTGACGCACTACCGCAAGCATGCGGATGGCAAGCGGGCTGTGGCGTTTTGTACTTCGGTGGAGCACGCAAGGCATGTGGCTGCGTCGTTCGTGGATGCAGGATACAAGGCCGTGCATATTGACGGCACGATGGAACGGCAGGCGAGGAAACAGTTAGTTCAGGCTTACCAGAGAGGGGAGATACATGTTCTCACGAGTTGCGACTTGGTTTCGGAAGGCTTCGACTGCCCTGGCATCGAGGTTGGGATCAGCCTTCGGCCTACCGCAAGTACAGGACTCTGGATCCAGCAAGTCGGACGATGCCTTAGAACATTTGATGGCAAGCAACGCGCCATCATCCTCGACCACGCCGGAAACACTCTCCGGCATGGTCTCCCGACTGATGATCGAGAATGGACGCTTGAAGGCAGAGAACGAGCGTCTAGACGGGGCGGCTCGGAGCCTGCGATATCAGTACGAGTCTGCACGCAGTGCTTTAGTGCACAGCCTTCAGGAGCACCCACCTGCAAGCACTGCGGCTACGCTTTTCCCGTCGCTGCCCGCAAAGTCGAGGAAGTCGAAGGTGAACTACAAGAAGTCACCGCAAGCCGCAAAGCGCGGCAGGAACAAGGGTCGGCGCGGAGCATCGAAGCGTTGATCGAGATCGGCAAGATGCGCAAGTACCGCGACCCTATTGCATGGGCGAACTACGTTTACAGGGGCCGACAGGCTAAGGGGAGGGTGGCGTGAGCGAAGCCCAAGTAGTCCAACAAGTCCGCGCCAGCCTGTCCAATGGCCCGGTGCGGTTGTTCCGCAACAACTCAGGTGCGTTACAGGACCGCAACGGCACATGGGTGCGCTATGGACTCGCCGTCGGCAGCAGCGACCTGATCGGCCTCAAGTCCGTTGTAGTCACTGCCGACATGGTAGGCTCGACGGTCGCCGTGTTCGTCGCGCTGGAGGGCAAGTCTGCCACCGGGCGCACTACGGAAGAACAAGACGCATTCTTGGCGATGGTCAGCAAAGCGGGCGGTATCGCTGGCGTGTTTCGGTCACTGGATGAAGCGAAGGGGATACTGGGATGAGCAAGGCTAAGATCAAAGAGTCACGCGACAAGCTGCGGCGGCTGATGGACGACAATGACCTGAATTCGGTCAAGGTCGCAGAGCTGACGCTGTACAAGCCGCAGACCATACGGGCCATGATGTGCGGGCAGAGGGATGTCTCGCCGCGTGTGCTCAAACTGCTGGAGATGGGGTTGAAGCAGGCTTAACTGAGGGCGGGCCATGTCAATTGACTTTGAGGGGTTGTCAGCATCGCTGCTGGCACGGGCGGAGTCGCTTCTGCCATCGTGGCTTCCTGCCGGCAAGCGCCGGGGGAACGAGTTTGTAGTCGGGAACCTAGCCGGGGACGCCGGGGATTCCCTTTCCATCAACCTGAAGACCGGGATATGGAAGGACTTCGCTTCCGATGAGGGCGGCGGAGACCTCGTGAGCCTGTACGCGGCCATCAACCAGATAGGCCAAGCGGAGGCTGCCAAGGCTCTTGGGGCCACCAACGGGCATGACCATGATCCTCTGCCGGCGCCAAAGCGCAAGCCGGTGGTGATCGAGGCTCCAGCCGAACGCCCGCCCCCGGACGCCGGCCCGCCTCCCGACCACCATAAGCACGGGCAGGCCGCTGCCGTCTATGAGTACCGGGACTCCGAAGGCGTTCTCGGGTATGTCTGCCGTTACGAAACCGCCGAAGGGAAGACTTTCGCCCCCTACCGCTGGATTGACGGCAAGTGGCAGGCCAAGTCCCTGCCCAAGCCCAGGCCCCTGTACGGCCTCCACAGGCTCCAGGCGACCACGACGGAGCGAGTCCTGATCGTGGAGGGGGAGAAAGCTGCTGACGCCGCCTTGACGCTGGGGTTGCCTCATGTGGTCGTATCTTGGTCCGGGGGCGCCAACGCCGTCGAGACGGCGGACTGGAAACCGCTTGTAGGAAGAAAGGTAGATCTCTGGCCGGACAACGACGACGCGGGCCGCAATGCGATGGCCCGACTGGCCCCCATCCTGCACAAGCTGGGATGCGAGATCCGTACCATCAACCCAACGGGCCAGCCTGACGGCTGGGACGTTGCCGACGCCGTAGCCGAGGGCTGGACGCGCACGGCGGTCATCAAGTGGGTTCGCCGGGAAGAAGAACGCTTTCTGGTACCATTCACAGTCTCTGCCCCGGAGCCGGACGGAGCACCTCCCCTCACAGCGGTGCCCTCCCTCACTGCCGCTGACCAAGTGCTGCCGGCTTCGGGCGCAGACCTATTCTTGCCCCTCCCTGACCGCCTACGGGGGCAGCCGATGCCGACCCTGTGGGCTGGCTTCGGGCTGGATCCGATGACGTTCACTGCGGGCGCACCGGCCTGTAACGAGGATACCGTCGTCACGGTGCTGTCGAACTATCCGGGCATGTTCTGGTATGACGAATTCCTCCAGCGTCCCATGACGCTGCTGGGAGGCAACCAGCGCGAATTCGACCCCGACCGGGACTGCGGCAATGCGCTGATCTGGTTCCAGCGGGTTCTCAAGATGCCGAAGATGAAGTTCAGCACGGCGCGGCAGGGCATCGAAATAATCATCTTTGCCAACCGCCGCAACGTCGCCCAGGACTGGATGCGCAGCCTCAAATGGGACGGCATCGACCGCCTGCAACTGCTGCTGCCCTGCGGATTCGGGACCCAAGACAACTTGTACCACCAGCAAGTCGGGCGCAACTTCCTCATGGCCATGTGTCACCGGGTACTTGAGCCTGGTTGCAAGGCCGACTACATGCCCGTGTTTGAGGGCGGTCAGGGCAAGGGGAAGTCCACTGCGCTGTCAGTGATCGGCGGGGAGTGGTACTCGGAGCTGCACGGGGACATCACCAGCAAGGATTTCAAGCAGGACTTCCAGGGCAAGATGCTCATCGAGATGAGCGAACTGTCGAGCTTCAGGAAGTCAGATGTCGAGGCCCTCAAGGGAATGATTACCACCCGTGTTGACCGCTACCGGGAGAGTTACGGGCGCCGGTCAGCAGACTATCCCCGCAAGTGCATCTTCGCAGGCTCCACGAACCGTGACGACTGGAACAAGGACGACACGGGGGCGCGCAGGTTCTGGCGTGTCAAGACCGGAAGCATCGACCTGGAATGGCTGCGGACCAACCGGGAGCAGCTGTTCGCAGAGGCCGTGGCCCGACTGGGGCGCGGAGAACAGCATCACGTCATTGACCAAAGCGTTGCGGAGGAGTTACAGCAGGACGCTATGGTTCAAGATCCCTGGCACATCCCAGTCGAATGTTACTGCGCAGGCAGAGAGTACGTACGTATCGAGGACATCCTGACATCATGCCTGGACATTGAGATATCGAAGCACGACGCGCCTTGCACGGCCCGCGTGCGGTCCATCCTGAAACAGATGAATTGGGTGCGATTCAATAAGCGCGAGGGCAGCGCGGTATTCAAAGCCTATCGCCGTCCGAGCTTGGCAGATGACTTCGAGTGATGCACAACGCTACGCCGCCGAGACTGCATGGTGGTACATGCAGATCGCGGGTACGGAAGAGTTGAGGGAGTATTGGCGGAAGCGGTGGGAGGCGGCCAAGAAGGCGGAGAGTCAGCCTTCTTGAAGCAGACGCCGGCGTTCTGCACGGAATTGTTGCAGTTCGCGTAGGCAATCTAAAGCGATCTTGTCCCCCATGGGTGGATCTAAGCTGCGCGGATGAGACTCTAGAACCCCAACAAGCCAAGCAATCTGCGCGTCAGTTACTTCATTCATGCTTGGCTCCGGGCGTATCGGGTGAGGCAGGTAAAACGGACTTGCCGAAAAGCGAGCGAGCTGCGTTCTCTATCTGAGAGAGCCGCACGCCTTCCGGGCGATTTGCGTATCGCATCAGTTCGGAGAACTTCCCCCATGCGGAATTCAGTTCGACCTCTTTGTCGTGCTCCGCCTTCGATAGATAGCAGCGCCCAGGGGAGCAATACTGCCCGCCGTCAACGGATAGATCTTCGATGCTGATGCGTCGTCCATATCCGATATCGGCCCATTTTCTACCGACTTTGAGCACAGTGACTTCGCTCGCAAGGCCGCGACGCCCCGATGGAACGTGCCACAACGTCTGCCCAACCTGTAATGTCACTCCTGCCTCCCGCTTGCTGCAAGGGATGCTCTGAAGTGCTCTGCCTCTGTCAGCAGCTTCGGGATAACTTTGGATTCAAGATCCATGGTCCGCTCCTGCGGTATCGGGCAATGCATGGCGCATCAATTCTTCCATGATGCGTTTGTGCCGCTGCTCAAAGTGGCTTTTGTTGCCTGAGTACCAGCCCTCAATTTCCCTTGCATCGGCGTAGCTGTAAAGCTGGTTTACCTCTGCGTCGGTGAACTCGTAACGCCGCTTGGTAGCGCTCATACGTCACCGCTGGTAGTGAGGGCGTTCACAGCTTGCCTGCGTCGTCGCGGATGTCGCCCAGGTCATCAGCAATGTTCTCCAGCGCCTTGCGGGTGTTGGTCTTGCTGTTGTCGTATGGGTCCACGATGCGCGGGATATCGCTGACAACGGCGACCGGGACTAGGGCCACGTCAATGGCGGTCTTGAGGATTGAACCGAAAATGCTCATGGCTTCTCCGTGGGCGTAGCGGCATAGCCAAGCAACCGCTCTGCCTCATCCATCGCTCTACGCCATGCGCTCTCATAGCTAGGCAATGGCGGCCCATTCTGTACCGCGTGAAGGTCGGCTAGGCATGAGCGAAAGGCGCTGCGCTCATCGTCTGCCTTTGCGTATTCTGCCCACTTCACAAACTCCCCATCCGGGTGCGCTGCGTTGTATGCGGTCACGGTAGCCACAACCACATCGGCCACGGCTCGGTATCGTTCAACCATGGTTGCCGCCTGCTCTGCAATGATCTTCCCGGCAGTTGTCTGTAAATACTCGGCATAGCTCGGATTCGTGACCCTGAGAACATCAGGACCATATCCCGGATGGCCCGGCGGATCTGTAATAGCGCCCATTATTCCTCCCTCCACTGCCTCAACGACTCCACCTCCGCCCACCATAGGCCGTTATCGCAGAATCCAATTGGCGCACGCAGCGAACACGCCTTCATCGCCTCGATAGTCTCTGCGTCAGTCACGCGGACATGCTGGCTGCGGGTTGGCACAGTCGTTCTCGCCTATGAACCTCCGTCCGTCGATAGCCACGATGGTGCAGACCACCTGGCGTTTCGCGCATGGCCCCCTCACTTACCGTCTCCTTGGGGAGAGCAGCACGATTGCTGCGCTACAACTCGCCCCTTATGCGTGTGCCTGCCGAGCAATTCATCCGCCGATGGCAGGCTTCCGATCACGGCCCGGGCATCGCAGACGGCACACACCAGCTTCCCTAGCGGAGGCTCGCTCAGAAATGTGAGGTTGTTCTTGCCGGCCGTTGCATTTCCGCACCAGTAATGCACGGCCAGATGCTTTCCCCAGCGATGGCCAAGATCGTACAGATGCACATACCTGGGGCGGTGGATGAGAACCCCTCGTGTGTTCTCCACGAACGGGAGGCTGCTCTTCCAAAAGGTCACAGCTCGGCGTGAATCTCCGCGCTCCAATGGCAGCTTTAGGGCGCTCACTTGCCGTCTCCGCTATCGGGTGAGTCTTTCACATGTCCCTCTGCGCACGCGCCAGGGCCTTGAGAATCTTCTCCAGAAGCTCCGGTGCGTAGTTCTCAATGCACAGGTGCTTGCACTCGTTCTGCCGCAACTCAGTCAGCCGACTGACAAGCTCCGCGCAGACTTCCAATTCATCCCTCGAATAAATCACGCTTCGCTCCCCGCCGAAGGGATCGGCTCAATGGCGACAAAGCCACGCTTCAGCATTGCGATTTCTAGGTCCTTGCGCTCCAGCACCAGCCGGACAAGTTCTGCTGGTGCCGTGCCATGCGGGCCGTGTTGCTCAATCATTCCATCGGAAAGGTCTAGGACGTTCACAACGTCATAGAGCATGTTTTCCAACTCTTCCTTGGTCCAGCAACTCATGACTTCTCCCGTGGACTCGGAGGCAGACTGCCGATGGACTCCAGCGCCTCTCTTGCGCGTTCGTACATCATTTCACCAGATGCGCGAGTGCTGATTTCGTCATCCTCCCAAAAGGACATGATGTCCAACAGCGCCGCATGAGCTACGGCCAGTGGCGGCTCTTCGGATCTCGCCGGGTTTGCAATTGAGTCTGCTGGAATTCCCATATTTCCTCCTACTTCTCCGACCCGTTCAGGGAGGCTCTGCCGTGGAAGTCCTGCGCAGCGTTCCAGCGCTCTCCAGTCTCGCCAAGCTGGCTGACCGAACAAACGACGCTGGCCCATTCGTTGGCAGGTATTACCCAGTCTTTGGGGTGTGGGGCGCCGTTGAACCACTCGAAACGCCGTACTCGAACTGAACCATCCTCTAGGCGCTTGAAGTACACATCATTTCGCCAGTGGAACCCTGCTGACTCGCGTTGCTGTTGGATATGCTTGCCCCAAGGGGAGCAAGCGTCCATTTCAACTCCGGCGATTGTGATCTTTGGAACGTCAGCGCATGGAGTCCCACACTGACTGCACTTCAAGACGCCGTCCACTGACCAATAGGCATGGTGCCCATTCCTGCCGTTGACGCAGGTTTCGGAGAGATTGTTGTCAGTCATGCTTTTCTTACTTCGTTTCCGGTGAGCTAGGAAGCGATGCGATCATCTGCCTGTGAAGCTGTGACCCGCTACCAATGTTGTTCAGCGGGTTGCTGCTCAGGTAGTCAGCGGCCTCGCGCAGCACGGCCTCGACCCGTTTCCGCTGGTCGTATTCCCAGCGAAAGGACTGCGTTACAGTGGCCAGCTCCGCCGCTGGTTCGGGAGGTGAGGGCGGCCCGAAGTAGAGCGGCAGTTCGCTGTAACCCTTGGCCGACCAGTAGCCGTCCGAGTCATGCTGCGCCCATTCCTCTGGCGTCCTTGGCGCGCGAGGAAAGGCGTTTTCCATGACGCCGCCATTCATCCACGCAGTTGCGACAGGCTTGGCTGTATGTGCGGCGACGGCTGCATCGCGGATGGCAAACAGGGCCTCTACGTCCTTCGCCGTGTACAGCGTCTCCGAAGGCTCGGGAGCGCCACCTACTAACAAACTACTAACTGACACAGAATTAGTAGGTGGTTCCGAAGCCCCGCCGGATAAGGCAGGCGTCGGCGTTTCCAGCGCGGTCCATACTTCATCCGCCAGCTTGTCGAAGTTCGGGGACGCGATGCTGTAAATCTGATGATGGGCTTCCATCAGGTCGCCAACGGCCAGCGCATCACGCGCAGCCAGCAACTTGCGCTTCACGTCCATGGGCAGGCTCACCGGGTCTGTAGTCCGGTCGCTCATCACTTCACACTCGCCCGATTCGATTTTCTCGTAGGCGCACGCGATGCACAGATCCGGGTTTGATCCATGCTTGCACTTGGCGACGTGAGCCTCTGGCGTGTACAGCCACTTGCGGAATGCGCTCTCGACTCCGCAGTCCTGCACTAACACGCGGATTGATACCAGCGCATCATCCCTGGCGGTCAGGGCGATGCGGAGGGCAATACGTTCCTTGATTACGCACCGCGCCAGGTATTCGACCGGGGCGGGATTCTCCAGCCCGAATGACAGCACGGCATGGACGTAAGCCAGTCTCCCGGCCAGCGTGTCCTCGTACTTTGGCAGCAGTTCCTTCAGGAAGCGATCGAAGTCCTCCAGTGTGATCTCTGGCGAACCGTCGTCCATGTCCGTCCCCGTAGTCATGGGCGCGCCTCATACAGCGCGGTCCAGAGCGCATCCCAGCGGTCCCAATCTCGAAATCGGTATTCGACATCAGCCATTGCCCGGATGCCGGCCTCAATGTCTGCTCTGCCTGTAAAGTTCATGTGGGTACGTCCCTTGAGTTAGCGGAGCGTCAGGCCCGCGACTGATCGCGGCGCATAACGGCCATGTCCATGCCAGTGGCAAATGGAATGTCCTTGGCCCGCGTGAGGCTGTATTTCACTTCACGTTGGTACTCGACCAATCGCAGTTCCGTTCGCCATTCCAGCTCTGGCGACTGCGCATACCAAGAGCACGCGAGCGCCATAGCAGCGTGAAAACTGTACGTGTCGGTCAGCACGTCATGTATCCGCCGCGAAGCAGTGCCCGCGCCCATTGCAGGCCGCCCATCACGTCCAATGCCCGGGATCTGCCCTTGAATCTCAACATTAGGAAAGCGCATCCATTCGGTCGCAATCACTTCCCCGCTTGGAAGAACCAGAGGCTGATGTGAAGCTCGAATTTCGATGCGGTAGGCGGTCTCGGAAGAACTACCCATTTCCGGCTTTTGCGTTTCTGGCTGTTCGGTGGTCTGTTCCATGTCGTCCTTTCTCCTCCAAAATCTCATGTTCATCCCTTGGCTGACGCGATCACTTACGCGCCCTTTGCCAGCCCGTTTTCCATCCCAGTTCGCGCAGCATCCTGCGCTGAACGTAGCGGCGCCGCGCCTGAATCATCAGCAGGCGGAAGTATCCGCAAGGCGTTGCCATGTTCATGCGTCCTTCCTCGTCATATCGGCTTCGTGTGCGCGAATATCCTCAACGGTCCACTGGGTGTTCGGATATAGCGCATCGCTCGCGTGCCGAATAGCGTCGTCCCAGCAGGCTTGCGCCTTGTACGGATCAAGGTCGCGGGTCAACTGGTAGCCTTCCAGCGATTCGACCTGATCAAGCAGGGATCTAAGGGCGCGTTCGAGCTGGAATTCTCGGGCGCTCATGACTTAGGCCCCTCAAGCGCAGACTTGAAGCCATCCACATATCCGCGAGCACGCAGCACCTGGGCAGCGCGGCGGCGGATATGCGGAGAAGAATCTGACGCCACAACGTCAAGCAACTGGTATTCCGTGGCGACCGACAACACAGACTCACTGTTGACCGTGAGTCCACCCGGCGGCGGCAATGCGCCAGCCATTACAAGCGTGTCCTTCTCAATGTCCATCATTTCCCTCACCCAGTCAGGATTGGTTTCGCCGTTTGGCAACATGTTTTTTAACTCGTCGCGCATCTCACTCCCTCCCGATCAGTATATACACCTAGTCTATAGGCAGCGCAAGCCTTTTGATCGCCCGTCTGATAGTCGCCTCATCCATGCGCCAGCGTCGCGCCAGCATTCGCAGGCTGGGGTACTTGCGGCGCATGGCAACGGACTTGGCGGCGAATTCCAGTTGCCAATCCTGCAGCTTGCGAGGCTGTACCGGGGGCGGCTTGCGGCTCACTGGGCACCTTCCAGCAGCAGCTGCGCGTAGGTTTCCCATCCCCGCTCGCGGCAGGCACGCGCCCAGGCCCAGGCGAATGCGGCTCGATCCTCGGCAGTGTCGGCCTCCGATACCATCATCGGTGGCGACTCGATCACATCCCAAGCGGGAGCGCGGCCGGCGTTGTGATTGAAGTAGTCCATATCAAAACCTCACCCTTAGCCCTAACTGGGCATTGCTTCTCACAGTGTTAGTTGCCATTCCTACGCTGGTCACATGCCACGCAGCACGCATCCAGGCCGGCGCATCATGGCGCGCTAGCTGGTCGCTGACGATCAAGTGTAGCGCTGCCTCGCCGGCCATGTATGCCAGTACGGCGCCGTCACTAGGCGAGCGGCCTAGCATGGGGTTAGTCTCCCAAGTTCCCGGCGTGTGGCGGATGCTCAGTGTCTGGAGCGTGTCCACTACATGCAGGGACTGATAGGCCAGCTCGGCGGCTCGATCCTGCGGTGGCATGGATGCGCACCCGGCCAGCAGTGCGAATGCCAGCCCCGTGCAGCCCGATCGGTGCAGCCGCCGTGCCTCCCGGATGTTTGCGCGTGCTGCGCGGAGTAGGTCGCGGCGGGCGCTCATGAGAACCACCTGCTGGCCAGCGGGCGGCCGTATTCACGCTTGAAGGAATTGCGCAGCCAGTCGCCACCAGACACGGCGCGGCGAGCGTGACCATCCCAGTACATGCCCGCTTGTGCCTTGCCGCTACCGCACGGCGCGGCGCCGATCTCCGGCATGGCGTGATCCCGCTTCCAGGTCCACAGCACGGAGGCCAGCAGGCGGCAAACTCCGGCGCGGAATTCGGTGCACCAGTATTGGCCCACGCAATAGTCAACATCGCAGTGCGGCGCGCCATGCGCCTCAGTCATGCTCAGATTTATTCGCCCGCCTATTGACTCCCGCAGTATGTCGTCGGCCGTGATGCTGTCGCGCAGCTCCACGGCGCGCAGCAATTGGCGAGCGTCATGCAGTTGACGGGTAGCGCGGCGCTGATCGCTGCGGTAGCCGCTGGCCGTGCTGTAGTTGTGCCAGTCGAACCCAGGGCGCTGTTCCACGAATGCGCGCAGTGCGTCGATGATGGCTTGCTTGCCTGTGTCCATGCTCATGCTCCCAGTCCGATGAATGCCGCCAGCTCGCCGTCAATGGTTTCATCCGCACGCATCGGCATGACCACAACAAACGCCAGTCTTTCCCCGCTCCCCGGCGCCCAAACGATGCAAGCCTTGTCCGCCCCGTTATGCGCCACCCGCACCCCTTGCATGTTTCTGGCAGCGCCGTGGATAACGAGCGCGTCAGCGGCGGCCGCCAGATAGTCCAATTCATACTGCCCCGGCTCACCAGACAGTTCCGTGGGCACAGCGCGCGGCCAGTCCGGAAACCTGCCATCAATCAAAGTTTCCCCGAACTGTGCCCCCGTAGGCAGCGCAATCGTCGCTGTTGCCTCCGATCCCGAACCCGACAGGCTGACAGTCACCTGCACTCCTTTTTTGCCCGCGACTTTGCAGACGCTTGCCACCAGATCGCGCGGCAGGATAACGCGGCCCTTGCCCGGATCTTTCGGACCAAACGCAACGAACATCCGATGCCCGTCTGTTGCCACAACGCGGCCAGCGTCAAGGTCCAGGCATACCCCGTTCAGGTAGAACCGGATATCATTCTTTGCCGCATGAGTCAGCGCGGCGCGCAGTGTGTTGCTGTCTACCGTGTACATGCTCTTTCCCTCACGTTATGCCCTAGCGGGCGTTTACTACCGTCCCTCACTACTGCCGCCAGTCCTCACGCTAGCGGCAGGGGTTAGGGTTAGGGGGTTAGGCGGACCGTTTTCCTGGCGGATAAATGGTCCCGTCGGTGAACCCATAAGCAAAGTCGAAGGTGCGGCCAGCGGTCAGCGCATTACATGCTGCGCGCCATGTATCAGGCCCCATGTATAGGCAGCGATTAGCTGCTGTTAGCGCGTCCATCATATTGTCGAAATACTGGCGCGGCCTGCCGCAGATATCTACCGCATAGCGGGTGTCCGACGGCATGTCCGAGCGACTCACAGTGCCCCCACTGCCAGCACGGCAGCGGACCATGTGTCGGCCTTTGACTTCACTCCCGCTGCCGCCAGAAACCGCGCCCGGTCGAAACTCGGGTTGTCCTGTGCCAGCACATTGGCAATGCGCGCCACATAGTCGGCATGAATAGCAGTCCTTACCGAATCCATGCCATCGAACCGGCCGAGATTCAGCGCTGCCGCCAGTGCGACGTAGTCTTTCTTGGTCATGTTCCTACCCTCCATCGCCGCATCTGCGGCATGTGCTTACTATACACACGGTCTACGGCAATGCAAGCCCCCAATGCAACTATTTTGTAGACTCTGTGACTTGGTTATCACTCTCCCCAGGACTCCCCCAGTAAGCCGAGCGTCCACAGTCTTACATGCCGTTTGTAGCCGTGTTACCAAGTTACCTTGTTACCGTGCCGCACTGCCGCACTTAATAGTTACCGTGTAACCATGTAGCTCGCATTTTCCGCAAACTTTTATTTTCTCAGACCGGGGAAGTGTAGACAAATGTAGCCGATGTAGCCGATGTTACCGCTGTAGCCCCTATTTCCTTGGAGCACCGTGAGTTGGTGTGAGTGCTAATAGGGGTATATATTGGTAACACTAGGTAACATGGTTACAACGCTATAAAAGGGCTGGGTCTACAGGGGGTGGTGTAGACTGCTACAGTCGGCTACAGCCTGCTACACATGCCTAGGCAGCTATAAACGGGTTTTGCCGAGCTGCTACAAAGTTACATGGTTACTTGGCTACAGTAGACACGGCCCGGTTGCCGTCCCTGCGGGCGCCGGCCTATGCTGCGGGCATGAGCACAGATGACCCCTTCGCCGGCCCATTGCCTGACGAGCTGCCAGCGCCGCCTACAGTCGGGGAGCCAGGTCCCGAGCATGACCGCGCAGTAGTCGCTGCCCTATACCGCGCTGCCGTCGGTGGCGAGGTGTGGGAGGACAAGGTAGACAAGTTTGGCCAAGTCATCCGTCTGTCGCGCGAGGTGCGGCCGGACGTGGCGGCAGCTCGCAAGTGGCTGGAGTCGAGGCAGGCTGAGGCATGGGGGGAGAAGCGCACGCAAGAGTTTCGCGTGATCGTGGCGCGCATTGATGGGCAAGAGCGCGACGCGGTAGGACTTACCATCGAGGGGGAAATTCTCCCGGCCAATGGGGTGCGCGAGATCGAGGCCCCGGGGGTTTCGGGCAGGCCGGGGGGCGGGGGTTCCTGAGCATCGACGTGGCCACCCACCCCGCACAACACACTTTCGGGACCCCTTTGTCTACACAAAATTCGCGCCACAGCATTTTGGAAGGTCGGTGTCTACACTGTGGCTGACCCGATACGGTTGCCGAATGGCTGGAAACCGCGCCCGTACCAGGAGCCGGTGTGGAACTATTTGGCGAAGGGTGGCCGGCACGCGGTGGTGATTGCGCATCGGCGCTGGGGCAAGGACGACGTGGCGTTGCACCATACGGCGTGTGCGGCGCATGAGCGGGTAGCGAACTACGTGCACATGCTGCCGGAGTACGAGCAGGCGCGGAAGGCGATTTGGGAGGCGACGAATCCGCACACGGGTAAGCGGCGCATTGACGAGGCGTTCCCGGAGGGGTTGCGGGCGGTGACGCGCAACGATGAGATGTTTTTGAGGTTCAAGAACGGGTCGTCTTGGCAGGTTGCGGGGTCGGATAATTACAACAAGATCGTGGGTGCTTCGTTTGCGGGGATCGTGTACTCGGAGTACGCCATTTCGAGCCCGAACGCGCAGTCGTTTTTCACGCCGATGCTGATCGAGAACGGCGGGTGGGAGATGGCGATCACGACGCCGCGCGGGAAGAACCACGCACACAGCATGTTTCGGCACGCCCAGGCCATGCAGGCGCTCGGGAAGGACTGGTACGCGGAATTGGCGCCGGCAAGCAAGACAGGAGCGTTGTCGGCGGAGTTGCTGGCATCGGAGTTGCTGCGCTTGCAGGCTTTGCATGGGGACGAGTACGGGCTTGCGCACTGGGAACAGGAGTACGAGTGCAGCTTCGACGCGGCGACACCCGGCGCCATCTTCGCGGACTCGGTGCGCAGGATGGAGGCGGAGGGTCGGGTTGGGGTGGTGCCGCTGGTGGAGGGGTTTCCGGTCTATACGGGGTGGGACTTGGGGCGGACGGACGACACTGTTATCTGGTGGTTCCAGATGTTCGCCGGGGAGCCAAGGATTGTGGACGTCCACGCGAGTAACGGCAAGGACGTGCCGTATTACGCCCAGGTGCTGGCTGAAAAACGGGCCGAGAGAGGGTTCGAGTACGGGGTGAACTACCTGCCGCACGACGCAAGGCCGAGAACACTGGCTGCGTCGCGGTCGATCATCCAGCAGTTTGACGACTGCAACCGGGAAATGGGCGGGAAACTGGGGAGTTTCACCATTGCGCCCAGATTGGACAAACAGGAGCAGATCCAGGCCGCTCGGGCGACGCTGAACAAGTGCTGGATGGACGCCGAACGGTGCGCAAAAGGCATCGAGGCAGTTCGCAGCTACCACCGGGAGTGGGACGACGAAAAACGGGTGTTCAAGGACACCCCGGAACACGACTGGTCCTCGCATTGGTGCGATGCACTCATGACGCTGGCAGTGGCGTGGAAAAAAGGGCTGATCCCACGCGAGGATAAGAGGGCTGGCGCACAGACGCCTGATGGGCGTAGTATCGCCAGCGGCGTCACCTTCGGGGAGCTGAAAACCCGGCACCTGAAGGCTCGCCGACGCGAGCGCGAAGGACTGATTTCCTAGGAGCTGACATGCCGTTTGCAAGCAATCGCCAAGCAGCGAGAGACGCACTGAGGAAGGAACTTGAGGGCATCAACAAGACCAAGCAAGAAGCTATTGGTCGAACCCCCACAAAGGGGTACACGAAAGTCGGTGGATCGGGTCCAGAAAATCCCCGCACATTAGATGCTGCAAAGAAAAACCCCGACATCTACACGAAGAAATTCTATGCAGAAAATCCTGATACGACACTTCGCTCGAAAGCGAATCAGAAAGCAAGAACTGTGCTTGGAGATCGTGAGCTGCGAGAGTCGATTGAATTCACTTACTCAGAAATGAAGAAAAGAGACGCTGAAGCAAAAGCTAAAGCCGCTCTTAAGGCGAAATAGGAGCTGACATGGCAACACCTGTAGTGGGTTCGGCGGCGAATTTGACGGCCACTGGCAACGTCGGCGCGGCCAACCGCGACAAGGCGATGCTCGGCTTTTACGTCAATTCGACAACCTCGGGGACGATTGTGTTTCGGGTGGGCGGATCCAGCGGTACGGTGGTCAACGGCACGGCAACACCGGCTGTCGGTTGGCACAACTTCCCACTCTCGGCGCCCGGTGGCCTTCACGCCACGATTGGCGGCACGCTGGACGTCACGATCCTATTCATCGACGGCGCTAGCTGAGTGTGAGTGGATCGGAGGGCTACGGTCTTTGGGCTGATAAGCCTTGCCGGATGCGGGGAGGATAACGTGGCCCTCAACTTGGTCAGCGCACATCCCCCTCCGGCGCCAATACCGATTCCAGCAGACCCGTTCATATACCAGACGCCATCCTATGTGGCGTGCGTTGATGGAATCGGCGCATTCGGCGCTGACACAGGAAGCGGCTTCAGGCCCGCTGACGGCAGCACGCCAAAGCGTTACCTCATCACCTCGAACAGTTCCGCATCCACTGGCTCGCTGGTGGACACGAATGTCTATGAGTGCACACTTCCTTTCGCGGCAGCGCATAACGTATCAAGCAAGATCATTCTAGACCTCACGAGCGGCGTAAAGGATTACGTCGGGACCGAGATCAACTTGCTTGGCGACAATATCGCCATGATCGGTAACACCGTTCGCGCCGACTACGGTGGCTACATCAAAAATAGTCATCCGTTGTACGTTCGTGGAAACCACGTGTTCATTAGCGGGTTCAGGTTCTTCCAAAGCACGGGAACAGGACCAATCGGCGCACTGCGCGACAATGTGACGATGGGATGGACCCCAAATACGGGCTACCATGTCCTGCTGGGATGTGAGTTTCATGGCGGTATAGATGAGAGTCTGAGTTTCTACGACTCCATGATTGCGGCAAGCGCCCTGGAATGCGCAATATGCAGTCCTCTAGAGGGAACTGCAATCAGCGAGTCAGCGAGTCACAATTACGCGATCATCGCGGGACACAATCTGAACCGATTCTCAATGCTTCGGTGTGCGATTTTCCATGCTGCAGGACGTGTTCCGCTATCGTATGCGCGGTACACGGCGATTGCGAACTGTCTCATCTACAACATCAGCGACTCGCACTTCAACTCGTCACAGTGCATCCAAATCGACAAACATCCATCGGATGCACAGCCGACAGAGGCGCACTTCGCGGCGATCATCAACTCGGTGATCGCAAACGGCCCGGATGGATATGCGAACAACTGGCCTATCACGGCAGCAAATCAGGTGTCCGGGACGCAGATCTATGCGAGCGGAATGAGCCAGAAAGGGTTTGCACAGGTTTCAACTCCAGAGACGTTCTTCGGAACGCAGTCTGGACATGATGCTAGGCAGTATCGCGTCACGACACTCCCCGCATCAACCATTCCGGGCGCCTGGGGATCGAGCCACGAGTACATCGACAGTTTCGCAGACAGCCAAGCTGGCCGACTCGCACTGAGCGCAGCGCTTAGAAAGGTCTGCGGAGTGCAACCCAAGACTTCTGGCATCACGACGCTGCGCGATCATTTCACGCAGTACGAGAACTACGAGAACGGCACTGGCAGCGGGTACGGAACGATTGCGCATTCTCAGAATTACCCGACAGCGACGACGTTCACGATAGACCCAAACAACAGTTCGCATGTATCCTCGTACTGGGGAAACAATGCGATGCCTTCAGTCGGGGACTTCAACACCCTTACAGCAGATGGCATCACACAGGGTGAAGTATGGTTCCGCGCTATACGTCGAGTGCACTATGGCAATTAGCGTAGCGCAGAACAGCGGGCAGGCGTGGGCCAGCGGCACCAACGTGACGACGACTGGAATCACATCTGTCGCAAACAGCTTGCTGGTGCTTGTATATCTCGGCTATCGCGGCGCCGGTTACTCTGGCGTCACGGTCACGCCAAGCGATAGCAAGTCCAACACATGGACTGCCGCCACCACGCTCGTTGGAGACACAACGACGTATGCGGGAATCTGGTACAACGACAGCGGCACTCGCGGTGCATCGCATACTGCTAGCGTTGGGACTGACGCCACGGTACAGGGATCGGCTGTCCTTATCGAAGTAACTGGACATTCCGCAAGCCCGCTGGATCAATCGGCATCAGACAGTAATACGACGGGAACGGCCACGGTCACTTCCAGTGCCACCGCCAATGCCAACGATCTAGTCATTGGATGCAGCGTAACTCGCGGGAATGCGGGGACTATCAACTGGGCCGCAAACGGCACGATCACAGGCAGCAACGGCACAGACATCTACCTAGACAACGACGGAACCACTCACACTGCCGGATACGCGGTCTGGTATCGAATCGTCAGCACGACTGGCGCGCAGACTGCGGCCCGCTCGCATGACACCACCATATCCGACTGGACTGCGGCTGTAGCCGCGTTCAAACAAGCATCGGCCAGCGGAGTGCTGCTGCGCATGATGATGGAGAACTCATGATTAACTATCCCGTTCGAGCAGGACAGACCGACGTGTCGGTGACGATCAGAATCGTCGATTCCACTGACGGCACTCCTGAGACGGGAGTCGTTTTCAATACGTCAGGTCTGGATATTCAGTATCGGCGTGAGACTGCGGCCAGCGTAGCTATTACGGAAGTGACGTTGGCTGCTCTGACGACCGCTCATACGGATGGCGGGTTTTTACACATTGGGAACGGCTACTACCGTGTGGACTTGCCCGATGCAGCGTGCGCTGCTGGCGTTGCAGGTTGCTTGGTGCATGGCACCTGTACAGGCATGGTTGTGCTTGGATGCTACATCCATCTGAACACGGAGAATGCCTCGGACGTTTGGGCTACCGCTACTCGCACGCTCACTGCTGCAACGAACATCACCTCTGACGGCACCGCTGCGCCTACTGCGACGGCTGTTGCCGCTATCCAGGCCGATACAGACGACATCCAGGCGCGCATCCCATCTTCACTGAGCAGTGGACGCATGAAGGTTGACGTTCAGGCTGTTGCTGGTGTCGTCGTACAGACCAGCGGATCAGGAACACAGAACATCGGCGGTCCGTAATGGCATTCTGGGCACAAGGTTTCTGGAAACCCGGATTCTGGAAGGACAACTTCTGGAGTGGGATGAATTCCAGTACTACACCTACGCTGCCAGTAAATCATGGCGGTGGCGGTGGCACAGGGATCGACTATCAGGTTCCCCGCGCGCCATACGCGATGCCCAACAAGGACGCAGAGAAATTTGCAACTGTCGCGCAACTTGAGTATATGTACAACCGCCTGACAGGCAATACTGCGTCAAAGAAGATGCAGTTTGAGGCCATGAAGATTGTCTCCCCCTACGAATTGAGCGACGAAATCAACTTCGTTGCTCTGGAGCATGACAAAGAGGCTTCATCGCACCTGAAGGCGGTGTTTGATCGGTACAGCGAGAAGCGCAAAGAGTTGTTTGCGAAACTTCGCGCTAACGACTACGACTGGGAAGAGTAAAAATGGCAAAGCGACCGCCCGTAGTTGAAACCGATGACGACGAATTGCCAGTTCCTGCCCGTCGTGGCAGCAAGAACAAGCGCAAGGCGCCAGAAGAAATCAGCGATACGGTTCAGTATTGGCTGTCTGAGATATCCGCAGCACGCAAGCGCGAGAAGAAGTACCGAGAGGACGGGCGCAAGATCCGCGAAATCTACGCGGGTGAAAAGTGCGAGACGACGCCGTTCAACATCTTGTTCAGCAACACTGAGATCATCTCTCCATCGCTTTACTCGCAAGTCCCTCGCCCAGTAGTTCAGAGACGATTCAAGGACAAAGACCCGCTCGGCATGGCATCCGCAGAGGCTGGCAAACGCTGCCTGGAATTCCTGCTGGATACGAATATCGAAGGGTATGAGACGTTTCATGAGGGCATGAAGTCGGCCACGCTCGACGCCATCCTTCCTGGGCGTGGCGTCACGTCGGTCAAGTACGACGCGGATATTGGCGGCACGCCTGACATGCCGCTGAAGAAGTCTGAGCTTGTGTGCGTCACGTCCCGCTCATGGGACCGTGTGACGTTTGGGTATGCCCGCAAGTGGTCGAAAGTGCCGTGGGTCGCCTACGAGGAATATTTCGACAAGGCAGAAGCAGAGTCTATGTTTGGCAAAGAGGTTGCCGACAAGATTCAGTACACGCAAGGCGACAACGAGGACGAAGCCGACAAATCGCGTGAGGACAAGGACACAGGAGAACGCAAGACTGCCAAGGTCTACCAGATTTGGGACAAGGCTGGTGGGCGCAAGATCCGCTACATCAGCCCGCACTACCCTGATGGATTCCTGAAGGTCAGTGACGACACGCTTCAGTTGTCAGGGTTCTTTGACATTCCGCGTCCGTTGCAGTTCATCGACAAAACCGACGACCTGACGCCGACAGCCCCGTACAAGTTGTACGAAAATCAGGCGAAGGAACTCAACAAGATCACCCAGCGCATCAACAAACTGATCGAGGCCATGAAGGCCCGTGGTTTGTACGATGCCGCGCTTGGCACGGAAGTCGAAAAACTGCTTGAGGGTGACGAAAACGACCTTGTTCCGACTGAGAAGGGGAACTCTCTTGCAGCAGAACGAGGACTGGGCAACGCCATTTGGTTCATGCCGCTGGAAGTTCTCCAGCAGACCTTGCAGCAGCTCTACGTCGCCCGCGAGCAGTGCAAACAAGTCATTTACGAAATCATGGGGATTTCGGACATTGTGCGCGGCGCAAGCAAGGCGAGTGAGACGCTGGGCGCCCAACAGATCAAGAGCCAGTGGGGCACACTGAGGCTGAAGAACAAGCAGTCGGAAGTACAGCGCTACGCCTGCGACGTGCTGCGGATGATGCTGGAGATCGCCGCCAGCAAGTTCAGCGAGGAAACCTGGGCCAAGATGACTGGGCTGCCGTATCTGACGGAGCAGCAGTTCGCTCAGTTGCAGTTGCAGATGCAGGGCATGCAGCAGCAGATGATGCAGGTCCAGCAGCAGGCGCAGATCACCGGCCAGCAGATTCCTCCGCAGGCCATGCAGCAAGCCCAACAGCAGATGCAGCAGCTTCAGCAGCAGTTGCAGGTTCCGCAGTGGTCGCAGGTAATCCAGTTGCTGCGTGACGACCTACAGCGCGGATACCGCATCGACATTGAGACAAATTCGACTATCGAACCTGAAGCGGCTGAAGATCAGAAGAACATTTCCGACCTGATGGGCGCGATGGCGCAGTTCTTGCAAGGCGTCGGCCCAATGGTTCAGCAGGGCATCATGCCGTTTGATGTTGCCAAGACCATGCTCATGTCCATCACGCGGCGTTTCCGCTTCGGTCAGGACATTGAGGAGCAGATTGAGCAGATGCAGCCACCCAAGCCGCAGGATGATGGTGCTGCGCAGAAAGCTCAGGCCCGTGCTGCTGCGGACAAACTGGAGGCCGACAAGAAGGTTGCACAGCTGGAAGTCGAAAAGACTCAGTTGCAGAACCAGTTGAAGGCTACACAGACCGAGTTGCAGTTGATTCAGAAGTCTGCGGAACTCGATAACCGAGAGCGTGTACTGAACGACGAAGAAGCGCGATTTAAGATCGAAAAGCAGGCCGCTGCGGAGACAATCACTCGCAACGCCCAATCCGCCAGCAAGGAACTTGACCACAAGAAAACCGTGGTTGGAATGGAAGCAAAGGCTCTGGGAGAGAAGCAGAACGTCGCCAAGACGGTAGATAGCAAGCTCGCTGATGGAATCAAGGGATTGCAACAGGCCGTTTCCAGCATCGTTACGGCCAACACGCAGCTTGTGCAGGCGGTATCATCTCAGGCAGATCAGGTGCAGAAACTGGCTGATGCAGTGACCAAGCCTCGACGCAAGAAAGCCATTCGAGGCCCTGACGGATCAATAGTTGAAATGGTCGAGGAATCGGTGCAGTGACACGCTTTCGTCCATTCCCAGGTCGAGTCAGGGCCGTGCGGGCTAGCTCATCCCCTGTGGCGGGGGATGTTCTGTACGACGGCCTGACGCCGACCATTTACGCACATCCAACCGCAGCGCAGGGCAATGGAAGTGGGAGCAGCGAAGCGAACGCCATGCTTCTCACGGATGCGCTAGCCAGTGGATCAAGCATCGTAGGCTTGCTTCCTGGCGTAGCAAGTAAATCGTGGTCAGGCTCGGATGCGAGGTGGGACCCGATATACGAATTTTCTGCTGGCGGAACGGCTGGAAGTCCAAAGATTCTGGTCGGCAAATACAACCCACTGACGTATTACGCAGACACCTCCAAACGTAGCGAACTGCGAAACGCCAGCGTCGGCGCTCAAGGAAATGCCAATAACAAAGCCATCCTTGGCGCGAACGGGAAGGACTACTGCGAGTTTAGAAATTTGTTCTTTGACGAGCAGTACTCCATGCCTGGAAGCAGCCGTGGCGGGTGTCTTTCGCACAGTTCAGACAATAACCGCTGGAGGAATATTGTCTGGGCGCGCACGCAGTTGTCGGATGCGTCGGATAACTACAACTGCTTCTACTTCGAGGACTCCCACGACCTGACGCTAGAGAACTTCTACGTCTATGCGGGCAGCACGATCACGACCGGCCACCACAATCTGGCCGCCGTACAGACGTATAGCTGCCTGCGGTTCGCAATCCGCTATTACACCTTCGATAGCATCCAACACGGCATCTATGTGAAAGGTGCCGCGACTGCGGACGGTAACAGTGGAGAGATATACGGCGGCAAGTCCAAGAACCTGCTGTGGTCGCAGGTCCATGTCGGTGTCGTGCATACCACGGAGTCACCTGAAAATACCGTCGTTGCGCATCATTGTCTGTCGATTCGTGACGCGCAGATAACCGGAGGCGAGATTGCTGGTGGATTCCGGTTCGAGCCATCCGGGGATGGTGGCGGGGGAGCGAACAATCGCAACCGCACTGCGCATCACTGGACGATTGTCGATCCCGGTGGAATCTCGACACAGCGCGGCATTGAGCACGCGAGCACACCCCCAGTGGGGGACGTGGTGCGGGATAGCGTCATCAAGATCAGCGGCGCGTCCAAGTACGTGATGACTGTGGATAGCGCCTCGCTCGGCGGATTCACGTCGAACTACAACCAGTACCACAACGACTCCGGGAACGTGCGCTTTGCTCTTGCTGGGGCCACAAAGACCAGTCTTGGAACGTGGCAGACAGACAGTGGCAAGGATGCGAACTCGAACGCTGGCGATCCCGCCTTTGACAATGCCGGGGCTGATGACTACCGACGTACCGCGTCCGGCGACACCGGGAGCAGCACAGGCGGAAAAAGGGGCTGCTACGACGATAGCGGCACGCAAATTGGCGATGGGGTTCACTGATGAGCGCGCTGGTCAACTCAGCAATCAGTTCGTGGGACTTCGCCACAGGCCACGTCACGGCTGGCGTCGTCGATGCGGTCTCCCTGCCCGCACAGGCGACTGCTGGAAACCTGATCGTCGTCGCGTACCAGACGTTCAACACGGTCCGCACGGTATCTTCCATCGCAGACACGGGTGGCACAACCTACGCACGACTGGGAACAGTCCAGCAGGACGGCTCTACCGGAACTTGCGAAATCTGGTGGGGCATCGCGCCTGCAAGCAACGGTGGAATCAATGTTGTGGTCACGCTCTCAGGCGGAAACGCCGACGAGGTGGGCATTGTCGTCGCGCAATTCAGCGGCAACAACGCCACTCAGGGCAGTGCGGTCCATAACGGCTCGTCCAACTCTGCGACCACGACGCACAACAGCGGATCTGTTACGCCTCCTGATGCCAACAGCATCACTGTCGCGATGATGAACCGCACCAACGCGACGTGGACAGAGGACAGCGGTTTCACCGAGATCGCATATGCCAGCAACTTTGTGTATTTCGGCTACGTGCTGAACACAGCGAGCGCGCAGGAGCTGAACGCGACGAGCGACATCAACCGCGACAGCACGATGAAGATCGGCTCGTTTCAGGGCGCTGCTGGCTCATCCCCCGTGCTAGCCGCTGCTCCACCCCCGCAGCGCAACCGCAGAAGCTCCGGGAGATACCTTTGAGTTTCCTGAAGTCTGAGCGCGTACTGAGCGATGCGGAAATGGAGCAACATGAGGCGAATCTGCGCTGTGCGGTATGGGAGATCGTTCCGAACCGTGGCTATCAGACCGCCGACGTGAGCCAGTTGTACCCCGAGTACAAACGAGCGTTCTTCCTCAAACTTCCTGACGGAACAGCTATCCACAAGCATGTGGACTGTGGAGATTGCAGGACGGATCACGTCGTCATGTCTACGAATGAGCGCTGCCTGAACTTTTGGGTCGAAGACGACAAGGACCGCAGTGTCCACATGGAGAAAGGTAGCCGTTACGAAGTAGACAGGACGGTTTTGCACTGGGCGGAGAACAACGGCATCACGGAGCGGGTTCACCTGCTGCTGGAGTATTGAGATGGAGCTATGGTCAGGAGATCAGAGGCTGGTGGTCGATAAGAAATCGGCTGTCTACCTGCCGCAACTTGGGAACGCTGTTGTGCGCAGGGAATTCGATCAGGTGATATTATTCATAGACGGCAAGCGGCTGGAAATGTCAACGCCTGTCGCCGTGAAAATAGGGTTGCAGTTGGTCCGGTCAGCCGGCACTGCGCAAGAGGGTGAACTTGTGACCCTCATCATTTCGGGCGTCGAGGTATTGCTGCTGCCAGATACCGCGACTCGGATCGGGGGAGCAATTCTCCGAAAGGCTGATAAAGCGGACGATTGGCAGCGAGACAACCTTCAACCACGCAGGAGACTATCATGATCGGCAATCTTTACCTCATCGCCATCGGCGCCCAGGCGCAGACGGCTGCCAAGACCCTCATCGAAGTGGCGTCGCCCTCGACCGCCGTGACGATCCTTGAGCGGGCGTACATCTCGCAGAACAGCTTCGACACGTCGGAGAATCTGGGCTGCAAGATCCAGCTCATCACGACCACTGGCACGGGCACGACCACGACCGCCGTTCCGACGCAGGCGGGAACCGCCGCTGCGGGTGGCACGCAGAAGACCAACGACACCATCGAGCCGACCTACACCGCCAACAAGGTGCTGTATCAGGCTGGCTTCAACGTGCTGTCGGGCTTCCTGTGGACCCCGGCGAACGACGATGAGGTGTTCACGCTGGCGCCGTCCGGCCTGCTGGGCATCATGCTGGACGTGGCTCCGTCCGCGTCGATGAACTTCAGCTACGGCTGCACGTTTCGGCAGATCGGCTGACGTAATGGGCCGGGGCAATCCTCGGCCCATTCCCCTGTAAACAGAACTGATGGCGGTGTTAAATGAGAGCATTCCTGCGAAAAATTCGACAGCGCCACGAACCTATTGAACCAACGCATTCAGGGAAACTTGAGCGTTGGCTTGGCGCAGAGAATGTCGCCCATGTGTCGGATCAGTTCCGGCAGTGGTACGGCCCGCCTGTTGCGTTGGGCGGCGTACCGGGGAACGTGTATGTCACGGCGGGCGGCGAGTTTGTTGGCCGCATTGACATGGGCGACCACTGCACCCCGCAGGATGTGATTGAAGCTGCGGTACTGCGGCAGTCGAAGCTGAGGTTTGCCGCTGGCGCGCAGATGCGTCGTCAGTTGGGGGCGTATACGGGCCTATCTAACCTGCTGGCCTCTGTTTCAGGCGGCAAGCGGCTTGACGTTCTTTTCAGCAAGACAGGCGTTGCAGCCAATGCCATTGGCAACAGCAATGACCTATGGACGCGAGCCGGACAACCAGCGGCGGGTGCAGCGGGTGCTGCGGCTCCTGGTGGGACAGCGACAACGAATAGCACCACAGGCAACTGGGGCTATAAAAACCCGGCCAGTGCAAACACGGGGCATTTTCTTGGCGGATGGGCGACTGGCGGCACGATTGCAAACTCGCTGCTGGTGATCGACCAACTTTTTCGTGTCGCAAAGACGATGAATAGCACGGCGACGGAGGCTGTGACAGGCACGTTCTCGCGATACCAGTCTGGCACGGCTACGGATGCGAACTACATCGGCGGGAATTTCTGTTTCCCGTCTAACCCGACGACAGTGCTCGCGGCGACGGCGCACAACTGGACCGTTTGCCAGTACACCGATCAGGACAGCAACACGGCGAATAGTTTCCCGTCCATCGCAGGCGTTTCGGCTTGTGTGGTGGGTGGTATTGACTTAGCTGTGGGCGCTCCGTCGTGGTTCATGCCACTGGCTTCTGGCGACGTTGGCGTAAAGGCTCTCTCGCAGATGCAGTGCAGCGCACTGGTGGCGACGGGCACGATTGATTTTGTGGTTGCGCATCCGATTGGCATGATGCCACTATGGGCAGCGAATCAGGCTTGCCTTGTGGACGCTCTCACGACTGCGATAGATCAGCTTGTGAACGTGTACGACAACGCCTGCATCAGTGGCATTGAATTGACGAAACCAGCCACAACCGCAGTCAACTGGAGCGGCAAGCTCTCGTTCTCTAACGAGTAAGGCGGCCCGTGTCGCAGGGCAAACTTAGTGGACGTGGCGGACGAGTAGGCTCCCGAGGGAGACTACTAGGAGTTCACAAGGACATTGCGGCGACGGACTATCCGTTGCTGGCGCTTGATCCGCCTACATATTCGGTGACTCCAAATCGGGAGGTATCACCTGAGTTTCAGACACGAGTAACTAGATCCAGGCGACAGCAAACGGCCCTCTGGGTCGCCGGAATGGCTCCTGCGGCTGTTGCCGCAGTCGTGCCGGCCTCTGCATGGCTTGTCCCTGCGCGGTCTGTCAAACCCATTCGCAAACCTCTGGAGCGCAAGATCCAGACTGCTCCAGCGATGCAGTGGCAGTACATCGCACCGACCGTCGCGGCACTTGACCTTGACCAGCAGCCGTTCAAAGTGCGGTACATCCGCAAGATACGGCTCGCGTCGCCGCAGGTTCTGTTCCCGCCGCCGACTGGCCCGCCCGCTCCTGGTAGTGCGTGGGCGCTCGTCAAAGCGCGCACGGTGTCGCAGCGTAGGCGGTTGCAGGCTCAGGCAAGCCAGCCTTCCTACCCGGCCACATCGGTAACTGCAAGCCCAGACAGAGCAGTTGCTGATCCATTCCAGACGCGACTCCAGAAGTCTCGAAAGTCGCTGACAAGTGGTGCTGCCCCGGTCTATCCGGCGACTCCGGCAGCACAGCCATTGCTGCCGGCTTTTCAAGCCAAGGCCACGCTGCGGATCAAGCACAGCAAGAAGCGCCTTCCGCAGCAATATCCTGTAGGCGTATCTCCGGCCGCTCCGCCGACAAGTCCAGCCACGCCGGCAGCAATTGGCACGCCGACAGCATTCCGCCGCAAGGTCCGTCACGGCCTGTTCTTGGGTGGCGGCGCTGACTCTGCGCTGTCGGCTGCATCGACGACGGCTGCCGTCTATCCGTCGTTCGTGCCGGGTGGCTTCATTGAGCGCCGACTGACGGCATTTACACTCAGGACGCTGGTATACCCACCTGTCTATCCGGCCACGTCGGTAGTGACAAGCCCGGATCGAGTGGCAGCAGCTCCATTTGTCACCTTCACGACCCGTAGCCGGCGACTGCTCAAGCCGGCATCGGTCATCGGTGTCGATGCCGCCCCGCCCGTAACGTCTCAGGCGCCGATATCCGCGCTGGTGTTCCCGAAGGCCGAGCGTCGTCGTTCATGGCGCAAGGTCAAGTCCGCACCAGATGTCATCGGCGTCAACCCGGCCGCACCTCCGCCGCCAGCGCCTATTTCGGCCCTTGTCACTGCTCAGGTCATCCGTCGCCACCACCGTCCGGGCCTGTTCTTGGGCGGCACGGTCGAGGTGGATGGATACACCGTTGCGCAGCCTGAAACGGCGTGGAGACTGCCACCGTCGAGCCGTATGGCGTTCAAGCGGCGGCTACTGCGCGAACAGATCCAACTGCTGTTCCCTGCGACGCCGCCAGTCCCTGAGCAACCTTCAGCCGCGTACAAGCTCAAGACGGTCACGCGCTCGCGTTATGTCAGGAAACTGCTGCCGCCTGATGTGCAGTTGGAATTCCCTGAAACGCCGTTCGTTCCGCCTCCGCCGACCAGTGGATACGTTGGCGGTGGTGGCGGCGGTGGTGGCGGAAAGCGGCACAAGCTGCGTCGGTTCAACAAGGAAATCGAAGACCTTGTTGAGCAGGTCAGTGCCGAACTGCTATACAACAAACTGGAGGCCAGTGCCCCGCAGGCGACGAAGGAAGCCGCGAAGTCAATCGTCAAGCCTTACGCCGACAGAGAGACGAAGGTTGTCGATTGGGAAGCGCTGGAGGCCGATGCACGAAGAATCGGAAAATTGATATCGCTGTGGCAGGCGGAACAGGCACGCCTCAAGCGCATCAAAGAAGACGACGAATGGATCATGTGGGAGTGGTGATGGCAATACATAGTTATGAATGCCCTGCTGGGCACCAATTCGACCGTGTACTGGCGCTTTCCGACTACGCACAGCCTCAGACCTGCGACTGCGGCAAACCCGCCCATAAAGTCTTCCTGAAAGCTCCTATCGGCATTGTGCAAGGCGAATGCGTGTACGACAGCCCCATCGACGGCAGGCCAATCACGTCATGGGCGCAGCGCAGAGAGGATCTCAAGCGCAATAACTGCCAGGAGTACGACCCGGAGATGAGAAAGGATGCCGACCGTTTCCGTCGCGCATCCGATGAACGGCTGGAAAAAGCGATGGATGCCACGGTGGAGGAAACCATCGAGAAAATGCCGTCTCGCAAGAAGGAATTGTTGGAGCGCGAGCTGAGTGCTGGCGCAAGTGCTGAGATTGTTCGATCAACCATCTAGGAGCTGACATGGACCCTGAAAACACCGCCGACAGCGGATTCGACATCGACTCGGCAATGGACGCGATTGCGACCGAGGCACCTGAAACTCCAGAAGTGGAAGTCGAGCAGCCTGAGACGCCGCCCGTCGCAGAGGCAACGACTGAGACTCCCGCCGCCCCGACAGTTCGCCCGCCGCCCAAGAGCTGGGCAAAGGAGAAGCATGAACTGTGGTCGAAGCTGCCTCCTGATGCCCAGGAATACTACGAGGTGCGCGAAAAGCAGTTCCTTGACGGCCTCGATCAATACAAGGGAGAGGCAACATTCGCCAAGCAATTCAAGGAGATACTGACTCCTTACACGCCGATGCTGAAGGCTGCTGGAGTGACGGAGACAGAGGCGGTGCAGTACCTGTTGAACGCGCAGTACCGCCTGAGCACGGGTACGCCGGAGCAGCGTAAGGCGGTGTATGAGGAAATTGGCGCTGAACTTGGACTGTTCCAGCCGCCGCAGCAGAGTCAGATGGATCCTACGCAAAAAGCCTTGCAGGAAAGGCTTGACAGGGTAGAATCTTCGTTGACGCAAAGGCAGCAGGCAGAGCTACGCGAAGCCCAAGCCAAGGCGTCACGACAGGTAGAGACGTTTGCGTCAGATCCCAAGCACGCGCATTTCGATGCGGTGGCATCCGACATGGTGCCCTACATCAACGCTGGCTTCAGTATGGAGGACGCATACGAGCGCGCAGTGTGGGCCAATCCGGCTACCCGCTCCTTAGAGCAGGCGAGGCTTCAGACAGAAGCCGAAACCAAAGCGAAGGAAAAAGCGAAGGCGGAGGGCGAAGCTGCACGCAAAGCCACGTCCAACAACGTGCGTGGCATTGAGTCCCGGTCGGCTCCGACAGAACCAAAGGGCAAGTTGTTTGAAGACATGGGCGACATCTTGAAAGAGATCAAGTCGCGAGCGAACTAACCCCTTTTTCCTCGGAGAAAACAGATGGCTTCCCCAAACAGCACCTTTACGGAACTGGTTACGACCACCTTCCGTAAGCATCGCAAAGAGATCAAAGACAACCTCAGCAACCGCAACGCACTGCTGAAGTACATCCAGAATCGCGGCAACATCCAGACCCAGACTGACGGCGGCCTGTCCATCGTCACCCCGCTGGACTACAACGCGAACAGCACCTACCAGCGCTACAGCGACTGGGACACTCTGAACATCGCGGCATCGGACGTGATTTCCGCTGCCGAGTACCAGTGGCGCCAGATCGCTCTGAACGTCGTGGCTTCGGGCCGCGAACTGCGCATCAACTCTGGCGACTCGCGTATTGTGAACCTCGCCAAGAGCCGCACGAAGAACGCGATTCGCACGTTCAACAACAACTTCTCGTCCGACATGTACTCGGCGGGCACCCTGACGAACCAGATCAACGGCCTCCAGGCGCTGGTCGCGGATGCCGGCACCGGCACCGTCGGCGGCATCGACTCGTCGGCCTACCCCTTCTGGCAGAACACCGTCATCGACGCATCGAACCTGTCGGTCACTCCGTCAGCGACGACCATCGAGAGCGGCCTGATGCTGCCGGCGTGGCTGGCAACGGATCGCGGCCCGGACGATCAGGTTGACCTGATTGTGGCGGACAACAACTACTACACCTTCTTCGAGGCGTCGCAGTTGTCCCTGAAGCGTTACAACGACACCACCAAGGGGTCGGCTGGCTTCACGGCGCTGAAGTACAAGAATGCGGATGTCATCTACGATGGCAACTCCGGCATTCCGGTCAACCACATGTACTTCCTCAACACGAACTACATCCAACTGTTCAGCCACCCGGATGCGGACCTGACGGTGATGGATGAAATGCGGCCAATCAACCAAGACGGCGCGGTGACGCAGATTCTGTGGATGGGCAACCTGTCCATCTCGAATCGTCACCTCCAGGCCGTGATTGTTCCGTAACCCGGCAAAGACACAGGAGATCATCACATGTTTGCACCTCTCAATTTTGCCGGCGCCACCCCGTTCAACGACTGGTTTTCGCCGGACACCACTCAGCGCCATCCTCTCGGTTATCAGGTCGAGGCGGTGGATAACTACTGGGGCTACGGCGTGTTCCAGTACATCAAGAGCAACGATGCGATCCTGAAGGGTTCGCTGGTTGTCGTGGGTACGTTCCCGACGTTCCTCGGCACTCTGCTTCCCAATACGGCCTCGCTGGGCGTCCCGTTCGGTGTGGCGATGGCTCCGATGGCATCTGGCACCTACGGCTGGATTCAGCTCGTCGGCAACGCGGTGTATCAGACCAGCGCGACCGTTGCTGCTGATGCGACGGTTGGCATTGGCGCTGCGGGAAAGATCGGCGCCTACAGCACCCTGAAGGGCATGGTCAACGTGCACAACCTGAAGGCTGCCACCGCGACGGCGACGGTCACGGCCAGCACCACGAACGGTACGGGCGTTCTTCAGACGGGCGGCTATGACGGCTTCTTCGTCGGCATGGCGCTGTCGGGGACCGGCATTCCGGCCTCGACCGTCGTTGCGAAGCTGGACCCGGATGGCCGCACCATCTACACCGGCTCGGCCATCGGCACTCTCGGTGACAAGAACTCCACCGCCACGGGTGTCATCACCCTGACCGGGACTTACACCGGCTTCGGCGCTGGCTACATCCAGTACCCGTCCACTTCCTCGGCAGTGGCGTAACCCCCTAGGGCCGGGACTTTCACCGGCCCTTTTCTCTTGGAGCAGCACATGGCAGTAGGTGAGATGCAGGACCGCGCTGAACGACCGGCCTACGTGCGCTTCAAGCGCGTTGCAGTCGAGGACAAGGCCGCGAGCCTGGAGCAGCGCAAGTACGTCGCAAAGGACGTGGATTACGCACTCATCACCCCGCCGTACTCCAAGGACTGCGTTGAGATAAAGGTTACGCAGTGGAAGTTGAACGTCGATCAGGATGTGCGCGCCGGCCGCATCCCGAAGGAATGGGCCGACAACTGGCTGAAGGGCTACGAGGCGTGGCTGAACGGGCAAGAACTGCCTGTCAATGGCACGCCGATCAAGGGTTGGGGCGTCATTTCCCCGGCGCAGCAGGAGATGCTGATCCGCATCAACATCCTCACGGTCGAGGATCTTGACGGCGTGAATGACGAGGGCCTGCGTCGCATCGGCATGGGCGCGCTCGACTTGAAGAACAAGGCGCGGGCATGGCTTGCGCAGATGCAGGACAAGGGGCCGCTGACCATCGAGGTTGCGGCGCTCAAATCCGAGAACACGTTGCTGAAGTCCACCGTCGAGCAGTTGCACGCACGGTTGACGCAGATCGAATCCAGTCAGAAGCCGCCTGTGCAACTGACGGTTGTTGAAGAATCCACCTCGATCACGGCGGACGACATCCTGCCGGAGAACGAACCACCGAAACGCACGCGAAGATAATCAGGAGCCGCCAGCATGAACGTGTTGGAAGTCGTGCAGCGTGCAACGAATGCGCTGGGCATCCCTGAGCCTTCTACCGCCGTCGCCAACACGGAAGATGATGTCGTTCAGCTTGTCGAATTGCTGAATCAGGAAGGCCGCTCGCTGTCGAGCCGTCATAACTGGCAGGCTCTCACTTTCGAGGCGACCTTTACGACCGTTGCTACGGAGTCGCAAGGCACGCTGGCTTCCATCATTGGAGCCACGCAGGGCTTGCGTAGGGTGACTGAGGACACCATCTGGGACCGCACTCAACAGCAGCCGATATACGGCCCAGACAGCCCCGTAACGCGGCAGGCAAAGCGTGCGTTGGTGCTGACAGGCCCGTATAGCCAGTACAGCATTCAGGGCAACACGCTGTACTTTTACCCGGCGCCGACTGCCGGCCATGACTGCTACTTCGAGTATGTCAGCAACATGTGGTGCACGGACTCTACGGGCGCTACCTACCGGCGTAACGTGGCGGCGGACTCCGACCTGCTGCTGCTGGACGATGAGATCATGCTGGCCGGCCTCGAATGGCGCTGGCTGCGCAAGAAGGGCCTCTCCTACGCGGAGGAATTCGCCAGCTATGAAGCGCTGGTTGCCCAGGCTATCGCCCGTGACGGCACCAAGCGCACGCTGAACATGGCTAACGGGGCTGAGAAGTTCCGTCCGGGCACATTCGTAAGCATAGGAAGCTGGCCATTGCCATGAGAATATTGACGCCCGCGCAGTTAGAAGCAAAACGAGTAGCCTCGCGTCTTTATTATGCGCTTAATCTGGAACAGCAAAGAGAGCGCTCTAGAGCAAAAATGAGAGCCAAAAGGGCCGCAAACCCTGATTACAAAAGGGATCAAAACAGAGAATACATGCGGTTGCATCGAGATAAATACATGGCTATGGCTGCTGAAGATCGCGCCAAAAGACCATATCTCTATCTGATTAGGAAAGCGAAGCATAGAGCTAAAACGCTTGGCTTGGCTTTCGACCTAACGAACGAATGGGCGGAGTCTCGATGGACTGGACGCTGCGAAATGACTGGCGCGAAGTTCAAGGATAGCAACGGTAAGCGGACCGCATATTCCGCTTCCATCGACAAAATAGATCCGAAAAAAGGGTACACGCAAGACAATTGCCGCTTCATTCTTGTAGCAATAAACACATTTAAGGGTAATTGGACAGATGAAGTTGTTCTTGAAATTTCGAACCTCATTGTTCAGGCGGTGCAGTAAATGATGCGCCAACCGCAGGAGATCAAGGTTCGGCCCGGAGCGCAGAAGTCCGGGTCAACCTCTGTTCCTGCGCCTATCGGTGGTCTGAACGCCCGCGACTCCGTGGCAAACATGGACGCCAAGGATGCGGTGCTGCTGGAGAACTGGTTCCCAAAGACCACCAGCGTCGATATCCGAAACGGCTACCTCGCATGGAGCACGTTCACGGGTGTTTGCCAGTCGATCCTCGTCTACAACAGCGGCACGGCGACCAAAGTGTTCCCGTGCGTCAAGAACGGCTCCACCTACAGCATCTACAACGGCACTTCATCGGGAGCGCTGTCCTCGGCGGTTGTCGGTGGCTCTGGTCCCGCCGTACAGGCGCTGACCTCCTGCCGCTTCGACTATGCCAACTTCGGCACCTCTGGCGGGCAGTTCCTGTCCGTGGTCAACGGCGCCGACACTGCTCTGGAGTACGACGGCACCACATGGTCCGCCTCGGGCAGCACGGGCGTCACCCTCGCCAACCTGTTCACGGTCGGCGTGTACAGCACTCGCCTGTGGTATGGAGAGAAAGACAAGCTCAAGGTCTGGTACGCGCCAACCGCCAGCAAGTCTGGTGCGCTGACGGCATTCGAGCTGGGTAGCGTGTTCAAGCTCGGCGGATACCTGAACAGCATCATTACCATCACGGATGCGGCAAATACCCTTGCAGACTACATAGCTTTCCTGTCAAGCGAGGGGGAGATTGTCGCGTATTCCGGCGACCCTGCCAGCACGTTCACCCGCGTTGCCCAGTTCCGTATCGGTCGCCCGGTCATCAAGGGCAACCGCTGCTGGACGAAGTGGGGAACTGATGCACTTGTCCTATGCGCAGATGGCGTGTACCCGCTCAGGAAGTCCATTCAAGACAATTCGCGGGACAGCGGGCTTGCGGTATCCGACAAGATCCGCAACCTCATCAACTCGGACCTTGGAACCCACGGTAGCAAGTACGGCTGGACGCTGATGCTGCATCCGACAGGATCCAAGCTCATTGTCAACGTTCCTACCAGCGAGGACGTATCGGCCTACCAGTACGTCATGAACACGCAGACCGGCGCATGGTGCAAGTTCACCGGCTGGAATGCGTTCTGCTTTGAGGTAGCCCGCGACACGCTCTACATGGGCGGTAACGGCACCATGGTCAAGGCGGACCAGGAGAACATCGACGGGACAACGGCTATCACGGTCGATGCGCGTCAGGCGTACAACTATCTTGGCATGAGGGGTCGAGCCAAGCACATGAAGATGCTGCGCCCGATCCTGTCAGCCAACGGTGAGTTCAGCATGGCCGTCAAGGTTGATACCGACTACCGAGACTCCAATGTAACGACGTTGTACCTGCAATCCGGTGGCAGTGGAAGCGTATGGGACGCGACCTGGGACGTGACGTGGCTGGCCTCAACGACCCCGTATCTGAAATGGAAGTCTGCCGCCGCTATAGGGCACGCACTGGCTATTCGCATGAAGATCGTCGCATCCGGCACCACAGTCTCATGGTCTGCGACTGACGTGGTGTACGAAGGCGCGGGGATCGTCGCATGAAGATAATCTTTGACAAGGAGCGATGCGCTGAGTTTGCCGCTGGCGTCTTGGGGGCTGACAAGTGCTGGGGCGAGTGGTTTCAGTGCATCGGAGCAGAGCGTGATGGAGCACTTGAGGCTGTGGCTGTGTTCAACGACTTCACTGGCAGCAACATCGAGATCACCGTCGCGTCTAAAGGCGGGAAGTGGGCGTCTCGTGGCGTGCTCGGTGCAGCGATGCGATATGCGTTCGATCAACTCAAGGTCGAGAGAATCACGGCGCACATACGATTTTCCAATCGGCGCGCACTGAAACTGGCAAAAGGCGCCGGCTTCCATGAGGAAGGCATTGCCCGCAGATGGTTCGGAGATGAGGACGCAGTGATTCTAGGGCTTTTGAAAAACGAGAGAGTATTCATATGAAGGCGCCGAAGCTGCCTCCCACACCAGATCCCTACGTTGTCTCTGACGCCCAGACGCAGAGCAATCGGGACACTGCGGCCTACAACAACGCCATCACGCACGGCAACACGACGACGCCCTATGGCAGTCAGACATATACCGCTCGCATCGACCCGGTGACTGGCGCGACGGTCTATGACCAGACTGTATCCGTCGATCAGTCCGTGCAGGACACGATCAACGCGCAGAATCAGCAGGACTTGGCGCTTGCCAATACGGGCACGAAAATGCTCGGCCAAGTCGATCAGCAGATGGGCACGCCGCTCGATACGTCCGGCTTGCCAAAGGTCATGGGCGCCCCTGAGACACGTTCATATCAACAGTCACTCGACCTGAGTAAATTACCTGAACTGTTCGGAGCGAACGATCTCTTGGGCGCCCGCCAACAGGTGCAGGACGCGCTGTACAAGCAGCAGGCGTCGTATCTTGATCCTCAGTTCCAGCAGCAGGATCAGCAGTTGCGGTCGGAGATCGCCAACAAGGGCATCTCTGAAGGGTCTGAGGCGTGGAAGAACCTCATGGACAACTTCAACCGCTCCAAGGACCAGAGCTACGCCACTGCGCGCAACTCTGCCATTGCAGGCGGCGGCGACGAGATGAGCCGGCTGGCTGGCATTGCGCTCGGTAACCGTGGTCAGATGTACAACGAAGCTCAGGGTGCTGGCGACTTCTACAATCAGGCTGTTGGCGCCGACAACTCGACGGCGTTTCAGCGTGGCAACTTCAACAACAACGCTGCGTCCCAAGCGTTGGCCCAGGCACTGGCAATCCGTTCTCAGCCGCTGAACGAACTGAATGCGCTGCGGTCGGCCAGTCAGGTCAATGTGCCTCAGTTCTCCAACGCCCAGAACGCTCAAGCAGCTAATACGGACGTGGCTGGCAATGTCTGGAATGCCTACAACGCCAACTCTCAGGCCGCCCAATTGCGTGCTGGCGCGCAGAACGGTCTGATGAATGGGCTGTTTGGGCTGGGGTCTGCGGCGCTTGGTAACACCTCGCTGTTCAAGGGGTTCTAATGGCCAACATCAACCTCAAGCAGATGTTCGCAGCCTCCCCGATGCCGGCTCAGGCGCCGGACATGTACGCCGTCGCGGACCAGCAGAAAGCCATTGCGGAAGAGCTTCGCAAGCGGGCCATGCAGGGTGGCCGCTTTCAGGGGATGCTCAACACCGGGCAGACGCTCGGAATTGGCCTGTCTCAGTTGGGAGAGGCGCTGCTGGCTCGGAAGGCTGCCAAGGACGCGCAGGCTACTCAGGCGGGCGCGGATGCGAAGATGCGCGACGCTACCTCGCAGGGCATCGAGAAGCTGGCCGGTGCGTACCAGATCGGTGACGTTGCTGGAGAAGGCGCGACGCCGCTGCTGGGTGGCTCGCTGCCGGGTAGCAAGATCGAGACGGCGCTGGCTGGCACCGACCCTCGCAAAGCGAATGAGGTGGTGGCTGAGGCGTTGCTGCGGAAGTCCATGCCGGTGCAGCTTGACCCGGACAAGGCGGCACAGCGGGAACTCATGCGGGAGCAGCAGAAAGCCGCTCAGGAGCAGTTCAAGTTGACGCTGGAGCAGCGAGCGCGTGAGGCGGAGCAGCGAGCGGCTGATGCTGCCGCAACCCGTGAGCAGCGCGCAGAGGCGGCGCGACAGGCCAATGAGATCCGCTTGCAATTGGGCCAGATGGCGGCGGATTCGGCTCGCTATGCCGCAGACGCGCGCAAGGATGCAGCGCTGGCAAAGATCGAGACGGACAAGAAGAACGCCCCAAATGCCACATCGCCTGAAGCCGCTGCTGGATTCCTTCAGAACGCTGGGTACGATCCAGTCACGAAGGAAGACGACATCACGAAATTGCTGAAGGTGGCTACCGGCGGACTTCTGGAGCGTGGCCGTGATGCCGGAGCTCGGATGTTCAACAAGACTACCGAAGGCGCTAAGGCGTCTGCCGCCCTCAAATCCCGCGCATCCGAAGCGGTGTTGGACTTCCTTGGCGGAAAGCTCGGCGCTGGCGTATCGAACGCCGACCGCGACTTCATGATGCAGCGTGCTGGCGACGTTGGTAACGAGAAACTGTCCACGGGAGAGCGTGAGGCCGCGTGGCTGGACGTTCGCCATCGGATGGAGCGTGCGGCAGGCGGCGGGCAGCCGGCTCCTGAAGCGCCTCCTACGGCTGCCAGCGCCCCCAAGTCGTTCGCCACCGAAGCTGATGCGGTGAAGGCTGGGGTCAAGCCCGGAGACAAGGTGGTAATCGGCGGCGTTTCGGGGACGTGGCAGTAGTGCCTTTCGTTCCTGATAAGCCGAATCAAGGCCGGTTCGTACCGGATGGCCCCACTGCGACCGCCAAAAAACCGTCCATCGGCTCTCGATTGCTGTCCCCCATTGTGGGCACCCTTGAGACCGGCCTGTCGCTCGGAACGGGTGCGTTTGGCGGACTCGGTGGCGGACTCAATTACCTCGCCACACTGGCCGCGACTGGTGGAGATTCTGACGCGGCGAAAAGCGTTCAGGAATCCACCCAGAACGCGCTGACCTACCAGCCACGAACTGATGCTGGGCAGAAAATAACCGGCGCGGTAGGCAGCGTTTTGAGCCTGCCAGGAAAGTTCGCGGACACGGTTGGGGACAAGCAGTTCGACCAGTTAAACGGTGGGCCGCTGTCGTTTGCGGCGCCTGCTGCTGCCACCTTCATGAAAACCGGGATAAATGCCATCCCGATGCTGATTGGAATGAAGGCTGGAGGGAAGGTCGCTCCTGAAGCCGCTCCGAAGGTAAATCTCTACGACAATCCGCCAGGGCTGATGGCGCTTCTGAAGAAAGACGTTCCGACTATAGTGGGAAACAACTTGCGCGCTACGGCTGGTCCGCAGCAGGCGCGGGCACGTCTTGCTGACGCTCTGACCAATGCGCCGGAGTACGTCAAAGGTTCCAAGCCTACTGCTGCTGAGGCCGTGTCCTCGATTGCAGAGGGCACGCCAATCCAGTCGTTGCAGCAAAAGATTTCCCAGACTGTAACCAAAGAGCCTGTCGGGGATACGGGGTTGGGCGTATCGCAGTCGTTCAACCGCCGATTCATAGAGCAGGCTGGCGCTAGAGATGCGCTTACGTCCCAGCGCAACAAGCTCACATCCACGCTTCGGGAAGCTGCGATCAAGGATGCGCGGGAGTCAAACGCGCTTGCAAGATCCACAAACAACAAGATCGCCAACCTAACGGACGCTGTTCACGAGCGATTCATGTCCAAGGCGGAAGCGCTTCGGGACAAGGGACGGTTCGATACCACTGTCGGTGAGCAGACTCGCCGCTCTCTATTCAAGGACGAGAACATGGGTCCGGTTGCTGAAAAGCTCGGCCTACAACGTCCTGCGCTATCTACCCCGGGCATGGTTACTGGAGCCACGCCACGTCCGCCTGCACGTTATACGCCGCAAGCGGCCAGGGCAGAAGAAGCCGCTGTCGCATCAAGCGAGATGGTCCCGCTGATAGAGCTTCGGCAGAAGCAACTGGCAGGCACGCAAAGCAAGTTGTCTCAGCTTGAGGCCAAGGATATCCCTGTCACGGATTCCGGGTCACTGCTTCAGACACTAGACTCACTTGCTGGGCAGCCAGCGGTGGAAGGCTCGACTGTCGCAAGCAAGGCGCTGTCAGGGATGCGCGAAAAAATTGTGTCCCTTACCGACAAGCACGGGATCATTGACCCAGACGCAGCGTATTCCATCAGGAAAGAGATTGGGCATTACATCGACGAGGCTGTTGGTGCCGATCAGCGAGGGAGCGGGCGCTGGGACAAAAGCATGACGGCCTCTCTAGAGAAGAACATCCAGAAGGCGTTCGATGAGTCGATGGACAAAGCTACTGGTGGGAAGTGGTCCCCTTATCTGAATACATTCTCGCGCCTGAGCCAGAAGCTCGACTCCGACGTACTCAGAAGCGAGCGCATGTACACCCCTGCGCAGTCGTCTGTGACAAAGAACACGCATGGAGTCGCTGAGAGCGCAGGCATCCACCCGCCACCCCTGTTGAGCAGGACTGCATCCGGGTTCAACTGGCTGCTGGAGAATCGAAGGAAATCCTTGGAAGGGCCAATTGCGGCGCGTCAGGCAGAACTGTTGCTCAACCCAAAGGCGCTGGCCGCTGAGTTGCAGAAGGGAATGACGCCAGAAGAAATTGCAAGGGCCGCACAAGTCGCGGCACTAAAAACGGTCAAGCGGAAGGCTGTAATTGGCGGCGTGGCGGCTAGTGCGGCAGGTAGCAAGGAGAACAAGTAATGGCTTTCAGCGCAGGCGTATTCACCCGACTCTACAACTGGGTCACGGAGCAGGCGTCGTCACCGATTGAGATCGCCAAGCTCGATACGCAGGAGGAAGATTTTGCCACTGCGTTCAACAACTGCATCCTGCGTGATGGGACCGGCGTTCCAACTGCCAATACGCCGTGGAACAGCAAGCGCATCACGGGGCTGGCAGACCCGTCGTCGGCTCAGGATGCGGCGACTAAGGCTTATGTGGATACGTCTGGGAGCTTTACTGCCGGCACTACCGGGTTCGCTGCTACTGCCCCAGCTCCGACGTGCTACTACGCAAAAGCCGGAAATCTCGTGGTGCTTTACATCCCCACGTTTAGTGGCACAAGCAATGCCACCTCCTTCACCATCACTAGCGTCCCGTCCGCCATTCAGCCCATAAGGGCGCAGACGCATGACGTGATCGACTACGGCATCACAGACAACAGCGCAACGCTTACTCGCGCATCAGGAAGCTATATATCCTGCACGGTAAGCGGGTCGTCAGTAACTCTGTACAAGAACAATAGCGCCTTTGGTTTTACAAACAGCGGAACAAAGGGCGTTGCTGTGGCTTTTCCATTGGTCTACCTGCTCAACTAAAAAGGACAACAGTGAACGACCTATCTCGTGACCTTGGCCGCCACGACGCAGATATAGACACGCTCAAGAAGGATATGGGCGAGATCAAGTCTGCCGTCGTCCGTATCGAAGCCACGCTGCATGAGACAAAAGGCGGCGTGAGAACTCTGCTGGCGGTAGGCAGCCTTGCTGGCGTTGTTGGCGCGGCGATAGTGAAGTTCGTTGGAACATTGAAGGGGGGGCAATGAGCTTTGCATTCGGTCCACGGTCATTGGAAAAACTCGCTGGTATCCATCCCGACTTGCGCAAGGTGATGGATCGCGCCATTGAGATAACGACGCTGGATTTTGCCGTGACTGAAGGACTTCGGACGCTGGCGAGGCAAAAGCAACTAGTTGCCAGCGGCGCATCCACCACGATGAAGTCTCGCCACCTGACGGGCCATGCTGTCGATGTCGCTCCGTTTGCCGCCGGCAAGATCCGCTGGGACTGGCCGCTGTTCCATCAGCTTGCGCCGGTCATCAAGCAGGCCGCTGTGGACGTGGGCGTTCCTATTGAATGGGGCGGCGACTGGCAGACGTTTCCTGATGGGCCGCACTTTCAGTTACCGTGGGATGAGTATCCGTGATGGCGTTCGCCCACCAGACCCGCGTGCTCATGGTCATGACCGCGCAAGTGGTGCTGTCGGCAGTATTCATAGGCGGCTATTTCCTTCTCATGTACCAGTTCATGATCGGTAACGTCCACGTCCCTGAAGTCTACAAGGACGCCTTCCTGACGCTGCTGGGAGTGCTGACGGCCGGCGTGGGCCTGATTCTGTCATTCTGGTTCCAGCGGCAGCGCGAACAAACTCCACTGCCGGCGCAGGGGCAGCAATGATTGAGGCACTACTAGCCCGGTTCTGGAAGCCCATAGCCGGCGCCATCGTGCTGCTGCTGGCGCTATGGGCCGTTCACCACCACGGCTACAACGCTGGCAAGGAGCGCATCCAAGCCGCGTGGGACAAGGACAGGGCTGCACGGGCGGAAGTGGACGCCAGGGTAGTGCAGGCGCAGGCTCAGATCGAAGCCGCCAATAGGGCGCGTAATGAGGCAATAGAGCATGAATACCAACAGAAGCTGGCGGCTATTGCTGCTGACCGGGATAGCGTTGCTGGCCGGGTGCGGGAGTACGAGACCCGTATACGTTCCCTCTCCGCCGCCCAAGCTACAGGTCAGCGCGGGCTTGATGTTGTCGCCGGAATCGCCTCCCGCCAGAGAGAAGTGGACGCGGCTTTTGATGCTTACGACAGAGCCTGCCGGAGTGACGCAGTAAGGTTCAAGGCATTGCAGGACGAGATCAGGCCACTGCTATGAAGGGGGTGATCCAGTTGAGCAAGAAGGGCAAGGGCAAGGGCGGCAAGAAGTGCTAGCCCCATAGGACAAGGCCCCGTGAGGGGCCTTTCCTTTCAGAACGAGTCCTCTGCCTGCGCCTCCGGTTCCTCGGCGCTGTCAATCACCGCCTGCAACCCACGCGGGCGCTTGGCGGCAACGGTAGCCGGCTTCGGCGTCTCGACGGCAGGCTCTGCGGGGATCTCCGCCGCCTCATCCTCCTGTAGCCGTTCCACGATATCGTCGTGGCCGATGATCGGGACGCGCTTGCGGACGCGGTGCAGGACGGTTTTCTGCTCCATGCGTTCGGGCGCATCCTTCCACGGGCCGGTAGGTTCGCCGTTTCGGGTGCTGCGGGACTTCATCATGATCCGCTGCAATTCCTCCATGTTCATCGCCTCGACGTAGGTGCGGCCCTCGGCATCCGTTGCGCAGGCCAAGGCACCGATGCGTTCGCCACGGTCGCCAAAGACCACCGGCTGGTGCTTGACATGCTGGCCATCGTCATCGTTCCAGATGTCCACCTTGTCGTTGGCGTACACGGACACGGCGTAGGCTTTGATGCCCGCTTTCGCCATTTCCTTGATGATGCCCTCGACCATCGGCAGGAACTGAACCTTCTTGATCCAGCTCTCGCCCTGCTTGGTATTGAACACGACCAGAGAGCCGTCCTTGCCATCCGGCATCAGGCCCCGCTGTGCTGCGTTGACGCAGGAGTTGTACAGGCTCTGTCGGTCGCCCTCCAGCACAGCGGGGTTCTGCTGGATGGCCGTCAGCGTGACGCGGGTGAAGCGGTCAAGCGACACATGCGGCGGCAGGACGGACTTGAACTTCTCCTGCATCGACGGATCGACCAGGGACTTGCAGACTACGGCTACAGCGTTCTCACTCATTGGAAGTATCCTTCTTCGCCTTGACGGCGGTGACTCGAAAGTTACGGTATCCCTTGCGGGTGTATGCGGCGATGGGAGCCTCTGCAACCATCGCTGTGTTGATCTTGAATCCCTCGACCAGTACGGACTCTGCATCTGCAATCGCCATCAGGATCTTGGCCTTCGCGGTTTCCTTGGCAGAAACGGCTTCCTTTTCGGATTTCATGGCGGCATGGTACTCGGCCACCATTGCGGACAGTTCGGGATCGTTCTGCCGGTCAACCTGCTTGCCGGGTTCGGCGTAGTTGTAGATTTGCGCGATGATCTTCGCGTCAGCCGGTAGGTCGGGTTCCGGCATGATGCCCTTGTCCATGTCCTGCCAGAATTTCGCGCACTTGTCGGCCAGCGTATTGATGACGCGCTGATCCCGCTCGCGTATCAACAGTTCAAGCTGATTGCCGCCGACGAGTACGCCGATGGCCGCCCACATGCGGTCGATGCAGCAGAGCTGGTGCTGGACCTGTATTTCGATGTGCGGCGGGGCCTCGATGGTGCCGTCAACCTGCCACTGCTTGAACACCATCCAGTCCACGTTCTTGACCTCAAGGATACCGGCCCCGAGCATGGTGTAGCGTTCGCGCAGATCGTTTGGCTCGAATTCGCCGTCCGCGAGGCCGACTATCTCGTAGTCGAAACTCGCCCCCATGCGGCAGGATTCGCGGTAGTAGGTCGCATAGGCATTGAGCGCCTTGACCTTGACGCCGTAGCGGTCAGCAATGCCCTTGGCGATGGAGCGTTGCAGGCGCAGGCCCCAGTCTGTACGCTCGTTTGCCAGGTCGGCAGGCGGGATGAGTTCCTTTTTCCTGACGGCCAACTCAAACGGCGTCGTGTACGGAGACAG